CAGCGCTGCCAGCAGGGTCAGGGGGTCCACAGCCTGCTGGTCGTCCTCGCCGGTCCCGATCAGCCGCTCGGCCTCAGCCAGCTTGCACTCGACCTCGCGTAGCTCAGCGTCGGTCAGCATGGGGTAGCCCTCAGCGCGGGGTTGTGAGCACGCAGCGCGCGCCCAGGTAGTCCAAGTCGAACCAGCACTTCTGGTCCTGGTTGGTCGAGCGCACGATCGAGGCGAAGATGCCGACCGGCAGCGTCGGGATGTCGTCCGTGATGGTCGCTACGTCCACCGGGTCCGCGCCGTCCTCCCCGATGCGAAACGTGACCGAGCTGGCGTCGGCGTTCACTTCGATCTCCAGCAGGTACCAGACGTCGAGCGCCACCGCGATGCCCGTGTCCGCCGTCGTCTCGCTGCTCGCTGTCGCCGTGACCGCCTCCCACCTGCCCGAGTTGATGGAGTACGAGTAGCGGAAGCACACGCCGTTCGCCAGCGCGGCTGTGTCGTTCGTGTCCTGGAAGCCAATGCGGATCACGTAGGCGTCGTCAACGTCACCTAGTGACGGTGTGCCGTCGCTGCCAGCCGTCGAGAGCTGAATCCATGCGCGTACGATCCACGACCCGTTGCCAAGGATGAGCGCGCTCGTCTCGGCCGTTCCGATGGTCGCGTAGCCGCTCGCGTTCGTCGTGCCGCCCGACACACGTATCGTCCCGATGTGCGTGTCGTCGCCGTCCAAGTGGCGAATCACAGCGTCGCCACCGTTGCCGTTGGTCTCGATCCACGGGCTGCCACTCGCAGTGCCAAGGCTGCCCGTGAACTCGTCCTCCAACACGATCACGCGGCGACGGTCCCACGCGCGGTCAAGCGTGTCGAGCGCAGCGTTGACCGTGACCTCGGCGCTGGCTTGGCCAGCCGTGAGCTTGGTGATGTCGAGGAAGTCTGTCGTTGCCATGTCGAAATCCTACGTCGCTTGCTGTTTCAGGAACAAGACCACCACCGCATCGCTGAGCACGCCAGTCGTGCTAGCGTTCCACACCGCGCTGAGAATCGTCTCGCTGTCGATCGCTACGCCGATCGCCATGTCGAACCCCTCGCTGGCTGTGCCGATCGTCAACTTGCCGAGCAACGCGCCGTCACCGTTGATCTCGATGTCGCCCTCAACCGCGTTTGAGCGCGTGAACGACGCACCGATCAACCGCGCGGAGAACGGCAGGAAGTACCCAAGCGTGTCCGACGACACCACGCCGCCCGTCGTTTCAAGCGCGCTGCCGTCCGCCGTGTCGCCAGCGCCGCCGAACGTCAGAGTGAACGTTGGGCCAAGCCAGTTCGCTCCGTCCCACACGAACGTCTCGCCAAGGTCGGTGCGCAGGAAGTTCATGCCGACGAACGGGCTCGCCGGAAAGCTCGTGCCGCCAGTCGTCAGGTGGTAGTAGCTGCCAGCCACGCCGCCTTGCAGACCGCTCAGCGCGTTGTGCTGCGTCGATGTCGAGCTGGTCGCGCTCACGCGCGTGCCCGTGTAGCTCGTGACGCTCTTGACGCGCGACTTGCTCGTGCCGCCGTAGCTCGCCAGCGTGCCGACCACGATCTTCGCCAGCAGCACGAACTCTTGGAGCGCACCGCCAGCCAGGCCAGACAACGACAACGACGAGAAGGTCTCCGCGTTGGCCAGCGCCTCATTTGCGTAGATCGTCTGCCCAGGGATCACGATGAAGCCGTGCCCGCTCGTCACGCTCGGCGTCGCCAGCACGTAGTACGTGCCGAAGTCTCCCGACTCCATCGCGCGCAGATCCCACGTGGTCGAGAACGTGTTGAGCTTCGGGTACGTCGCCACCGTCCACGGCAGCGTGTTCGTCGTCCAGGTCCAATAGCCGCTTACGCCAAGCCTGTACCAGATCGTGTAGCTGCTCGCGTCCGTCAGCGCGGCGATCGTCGTGTGCAAGTCTTCGTCCGCAACAACGCACTCGCTGATGCCGAACGTCACGCCCGCGTCGCTGTCCGTGTTGAGCGTGTAGCCCGACAGCACGCCACCGCTGACGAGCGCGGTGCCTTCGACCTCGTGCAAGCGGCGGTGGATCGCAGGGTCGCGGCTGACCGTATGCGTCTCCAGGAATCCCACGCCGCTCGCGGCCGTAGTTGCTTCGTAGTAAACGAGCGCGACCGGCGCCTTGGTCATCAGGTCCCAGAACGACGTGGACCACGCGAAGCCGCTGCCGTCATGGCTGTAGAAGTAGCTCGCGGTCGTCGCGCTGTGCGCCGTCGATACGTGCGGACTCGACACCACGACCGGCGATCCGCTCACCCAAATCGTGAACGTGCTACCGCTCTTTGCCGTGACCGTCACCTTGCGGTCGGTCGCGCTGTAGCTGAGCGTGACGGCTGGCGTGCCGTCCGTGTGCAGCTCGAAGCCCATCGAACCGTGCGAGCCAATCGGCACGACATGCCACACGCCTTGCGAGTACGTGAGCGCCTGCTCATCACCGTCCGACCAGACCGTCAAGCCCTCGAACGGGATCACGTAGGCCCAGGCGTCGCCAGCCCACAGCGCGATGCGGCCAACGCGCGTGGACCACTCGCCCGTTGCTCCGCTAATGACGAGGTAGCGGTCGCCGAACGTCGGCTGCTCAGGCGGCGTGGCTAGCAGGTTGACCACGAGGCGCGGCGCAGAACGCAGCGCAGCGGATAGCCGCTGCGGCGTCACGGTCTGCGAGCCGTCGTACTCGGCCTGGAAGCCGTCGACTTCGATGATGGCGCTCACAGCGTCCCCCACGCGGGGCGACCGCGACGGATGATGTCGCCCACCTGGTACACCGACACGCGCACGGGATCGCCAGGCGTCAAGCCGTCTGCCGTTTGCTGCGCTGCCGTGTACGTGGCGCTCGGGCCGTAGGTCGTTATCGTGCGCAGCACGTCGCCAGCGCTGTCGATCACGTCGACCTCGTAGCGCTCGAACGGCTCGACTAGCGGGATGGACTGGCGCGTCAACAGGCGCACGTTCGCGCGCGTCACTCGCTCCCAGGTGATCGTCAAGTTGTTCGACCCGTCGCGCGCGCCAGCAAGCGAGCACGGAGCGAACGGCATGCACGTCCGCCCCATCGGCACCACGGCGATCGACTCGACCTCCGTGACGCGCTGCCCACTCGACAGGACGCGGAAGTTCCACACCATGCCGACCGAAGCCGTCTCGATCGGCACGAAGTGGATGCCGCCGCGCGTCAGATCGACGAACGCCTCGTCCGCGACGTGCAGCCCTTCGGTGCCGCGCAGTCCGCGCAGCAGGCCCGACAGCCGGTACTGGTTAGTGCCGATCAGCTCGGCGCTGCGGTAGCCGATCAGCTCGCCGCCGATCAGCGCGCGGTTCGAGCCGTTGAGACACGCCAGCTCTGTCACGCTCGATAGCTCGCCGTGGACCAGCTCGACATCGACCGTGTTGGTCTCGTCCCACGCGCCGCCGCTGTATGCGCCAAGCGCGGTCGTCGCGCGCCCCATCGTCGCAGCAGAGCGACCCGTCAAGAGCGGCTGGAACTCCTCGCTCAGCTCGTCAGACGCGCGCATAAGCGTGAAGCCCAGGAAGCGCGCGCCGGGGTCCTCGGGCGCGACCGCCAGGTACAGCCCCGTGCGCGTCGAGTGCTCGTCCGATAGCGGCGGAAGGTCCATGAACACCGACAGCACCGTCTGCCCTGTGCTGCGCGTGCCGGTGCCGAAGCCAAGCCGCGACGACTCGCCACCAGGCGGCGTGGCAGGGGCTTCGGGCGTCGGCGCTAGCGCGAGGATGTGCGAGCCCTCGATGTGCCCGTCGACCTCCATCACGCCGTTGTGGTTGCGGTCCACGCCGATCACAAGGACTTCGCGCGCGCGCCCCGACAGCGGAACGGTCACGCGCACGCCCTCGTACACGCGGTCAGCGACCGAGAGCGGCACGCTGAACGCGACCGTACGACGGTTGATGTCGGCCAGCAGCGCTGTGTGCACCGCAAGCGCCTTAGCGTCAGACGCTTCCATCGTCAGCGCCGAGAGGTCCATCACGGTCGTGCGCGAGTCGGCGCTGGCTTGCCGCATGCCAAGTTGCGTGGCGATCTCGTACTCCTTGTCCGCGTCGCGGTACTTGACGATATAGCGCGACGGCGGGTCGTCGTCCGAGTCTGTATAGCGCACAGGACGCGACGGCGACGAGCCGGGCACGGACGCGGCAAGCAGGCTCGCGTCGAGCGTCGCTGTCGGAGCGTTGACGCGCTTGTAGAAGCGCAGCACCCCGTTGTGCTCCGACGACATCATCTCGTAACCGAGCATGAGCGGCGCGAGCTTCATGCGGACGTCTTGCGCGCCGCGAACGACGTAGCCGAGCAGCGGCGTGGTGATCGCGCTCGTGTCGACAAGCGCGGGGTCGATGCCAGCCTCGGCGCACTGCCACGCCAGGAACTCGCCCACGGTGCGGTCGTCCGTCTCCTCGATCACAGCCTCGAACTGCGGCAACGTGTTGCCAAAGTCGAACAGCTGGAGGTTCGTGAAGCGCACCGTGATGAGCCCGCGATATGCAGGGTAGTCCAGCTCGTCACGCAGCGCCTCGAATAGCGTGTCCACGGGCGCATCCCACGCGCCAACGCGACCGCTCGACGGGCCGACGTGGAACTCGGGCGCTGCGCTCATCATGCGCGGCAGCCATTGCGGGTTGTCCTGGAACAGCGTGACCACCGTGGGCGGCGCGAAGGACGTGAACGGCGTTGTCGCGCTGCTGCTCTTGCGCACCACGCAGTACGTGGAGCCGTCAGGGTTCTTGCCGGACGACGCAACCGTGTACTCGCCGGGCTGCGGCGTGATGAACTCCAGCCGGTTCGACGACACGGTAATGACCGAGAGGTCCGTGCCGCCATACGGCGCTTCGAGACGGAGATAGTAATAGTATTTGTTGGTCGAGAACAGCCCGCCGCCGATCAGCGTGGAGTAGTTGCGCAGCATCAGCACGCGCACAGGGCCTGACGACGTGGCGAGAGCGCCGACGTCCAGGTAGACGTCATCGGGCGTAGGTCCGTCGGACGCAGGGTACGGCGCAGTGGTGCCGAGCCCCGTGCCGCCCGCGTCGATCACTTGCACGTAGTCGACGCCGTTGCCGTACTCGGGGTCATGGTGGATCGACGCCGGGCCGCCAGAGGTGCGCGTCAGCTTCTTGTTGATGGCGTCCCACGTGGCATCGAACGTGTAGCTGTCGTTGACCGCCGAGCCACGGTAATACTTGAACGCCGTGCCTGTGATGTCGGTCGCGTTGATGCTCACGTCGGGGTCGACGTTGTAGATGATCTTGCCGTTGGCGTAGATGCGCTTCACGCGGTCGCACGGGCCGAGCCCGAAGCTCACGAGCACGTGAACGCTGTACGTGTACTCGGCCCAGTCGCCGCCGCTGCCGCCCTTCCCGCTGTTGTGGTTGTTCTTCTGCTCGATCATGTCCGACACGTCGAGCAGGTGTCCGCTGACCTTGGCCTCGCGCCCGTAGGCTTCCTGCACGGGCGCGCCGTCATCTGCGGTCGTCACCGGCAAGTCGTTCATGCGCGGCGGCTCGGGCGCGTCAGGCCGCATGACTGAGTTGAGCATGGCGGAGTCGAGGTACGCCGCGCCCGCCATGGTCATCGTCCAGGCGAACGCGCTGCCAGCAGTCCACGTGAAGCCAGCGGGGATTCCCGCCGTCAAGACCGCGTACGCTCCAGCAACTAGGACCGTCGCCATGGCTTGATCCTCCACACGCTGTGGACACGGGCGCGCCACTCGCCGTCGAGCGCGTGCTCAGCGACGAACCCGGCGGTCTGGTACGTGTGAATCACGCCGTTGTCCGTTGCGATGCCGACGTGCTGCGGCATGCCGTCCGCGAACACGAACACGAGCAAGTCGCCCTGGCGCGCGAACGTCCACGCTTCGGGGTCGGCGCTCTCCGTATCCCCTCCGCTGATCCTGTCGAACTGCGCGCCAAGGTGATGCAGGAAGCGGCGCGGGTTCGGGCAGCGCCCGTAGTCGCGCACGTCCGCGATGCTGTATCCCGCCTCGCGGAACGCGCCGACCAACAGCCCAATGCAGTCCACGCCGATGCCCTTCACGCGCGCCTGGTGCTTCCACGGCGTGCCGAGGTACGTGCGTGCGGCCTGGATGACTAGCTCCTCGCTCATCGCGTCGGCGTCTGGATCGCCTTGTTGGTGCCGGGAGTGTACGGCTGTCCGCCGAAGTTCGCAGCGTTGTTGAAGCGCCCCTGGCAAACCGCCAAGGTCTTGTCGTCGCCAGCCACGATGTCGAAGCGGTCGCCGACTTGGATCTCGTGCGGCACGTCGCGCGCCAGCGCGATCTCGCGGGTGGCCTGCGTGTAGCCCACGATATCGAACGTCAGCCCGGCGTTCGCGCCCACCGTCCACGTGAGCCAGCCGCTCTCGTAGTAATTGGACGCGAGCCCCGCGACGATGTAGTTGCCGCCCGTACCGGGGCTGGTGTCGTAAGCGTTGAACACGCGCCAGCCGTCGCCCGCGTCCTCGACCTCGACTGCGTAGGTCGTGAACTGCGTGATGTCGACGCCGCAGCCAGCGCGGTTGCCGGGGCCAGGGTTCGGCGAGCCCAGCCTGTACGGGCACGCAGCACCGTAGTTCCGGCCCGTCGCGCGCTTGAGGAACGAGGTGATGCCCTCCATTTCCGCGCGCCACGCCTCGCCGTCCCACGACAAGCGGCGAATGAAGAATACGCTCGTGTAGAGCGGCGCGAGCCACGGGTACACGATGTCCACCATGCGCATCGTGACCTTGGCGCCGTTGTAGAGCCCCGCCTCGATGTCCTCGTTCGTGATCCGGTTCGAGGAGAAAGCACCGGCAGCTTCAAGGCTGTGGTCGCGCAGCGACGCCTCGGCGCGGTGAACCGTCGAGTCCACGCCGCCGTCCGCGAGGTACGTCATGCCGCCGTGCTCTAGCGCGTTCGTCGTGCCGGATACGTACAGCACTTCGCCGTCGCGTCGCTCGATCTCCCAGATCGGACACCAGCGGTGGCTCTGCACACTAACGACGCGCGGCCACTCAGGAGGCGCGATGAAGCCTTCATAGGGTCCGATCTCCCACGCGCCCTTGCGCGTGGAGCCCGCGTAGTCGTCCGAGAACTCCAGCGCGAGCGACGCGCCCGCGTTGACGAGCGGCGACGCGCTCAGCAGTCGCAGGTCGTTGACCGCCGAGTCGGCCCAGGAGTCGGCCATCGTCAGGTTGACCTGGCAGCCGACACCGACCGCTGTGGCGTCCGCGCTCGCGCAGTAACGCACCCAGCCCGTCGTCACGTCGAAGCCCACGTCCGAGCTGCCCGCGATACAGTTCTCGAAGGTCGTACCGCCTCCGCCCGCGTCCGCGTAGCAGGTGCCGTTCGTGCCACGACGGATGCGCAGCGCTGCGCAGTTCTGCACCTTGGAGCCCGTCGCCGAGCTGCCCGCTGTGAAGCCGTTTGTCGCGCCGAGCGTGAGCGTGCCACCGACGGCGATGGTGTTACGTACTCGGCAGTTGGGGCCGAGGATGTCCACGCACACGCCGAGCGCTCCAGTGGACGCCTCGATGGCCGCGAACACGCGCGACGCGATGCAGCCCTCGCCCGACAACTGAAGCGCAGCGTGCACGTTCGTCGCAGCGCCAACCGTGTTGTCGATACGCACGCCGGTCACGCGCGCGTAGTCCTCGGACAGCCTGATGTGGTTGCCGTCTGCGGACGCCGTGATGACC